ACTCCAGGTGATACTTGCCCTGCCATTTAATTACCTCTCCGAATGAAGATCCAGATTTGTCTAAATTTATTTATCTAAACCTGATGTTTCAGTGGGGAAACGATGCGTGAACTACCAGTCAGGGTATGATTCGTTTGGCGACTTATCCTTTCTTCTCTCTCGTATTCTTTTAATAGTGCAGACCTTACATTCATATGAGTAAGACGAAGCAAGTTTACCTCTAGCTTTTCTAGTAAGGTAGAAGTCCTCTATCAAACTTTTCTCTTCTCCACATACTCTACAGCACCTTGTCTTAAAGACTAGGTGATCTACCGAGAACTCCTTATCAAATTCCATTATGATACTTTACCACCTGGAAGATATCCATCGTGATTAGGATCACATTTCTCCACCCAATTAAATCCACTACCTTCAGGGTAGATATATTTTCCATTCTCATCAAAGTTTGGACCTACCTTCTTTGCAGGGTATTTGGGATAAGGTATTTTCCCTGCTCTCATCTCATTACCTTTTCTTCTTCTTAACTGATTACCAGTCTCGTGATCCTCAGGCATTTGTGGCCAAGAAGTTCCTAAGAGTCTTTTAATATCTTCTTTGGTGTACCCGTTAGGGTGTTTATCATTGGAAGTCATATTGATTCTCACTTATAAAATCAAGGTAAGCATACCAGTCCTTTCGTTCACACCCATTGTTTATAGCATCATACATTAGATCAACAGTATTGTGATGAGGAAATATAGGATGCTTACAGGTGTATTCGGGTACAACAAATGTCATTAGATGTAAGGCATCATATAATCTACTTCGTACTGTTTAGTACCATATTCATCTAGCTGCCATACATTACCATCCTCATCTACTATAGTCTCTTCATCTAATCCTGTCTCTATGAATCCGAACGGAGCCATATCTTGTTCCATTTCATTCTTACGTTCATCATAGATCTTCTTACGAACGTCAAGGTCTGTTAGTTCCCTGAAGAAATCCTGAAGTACCATCCAAGAGAATATGACGTGACACATTACTAGGTCATCGTGATACCCTTCATCTGCTTCAAATGAATCTTTCTTCTGAACAAACGTAGTTAGTTCTGCGATAGTGTCATAGTCATTGATAAGTAACTTATCCTCTTCTATGAGTGCCTTAAGGTTAGAGCATCCTTGCTTCTTAACCGTCTTAGACATCTTGACACCTAACTGTGCTTTACCACCAGAGAAACCAGATCCCATAACCTGACCAGCTCTACCACGCATAGCACACATCAATAGATTAGGATACTCCAGATCAAACTGAAGAATAGAAGCAACCTGATCTCCTATATCATTCACCTCTATCATTATATTTGCATTATTATAATTCCTTGCAGTGTCATATATGACATTAGGAAATAGTATAGGTTTGATTTCATTGTTCCTATACTTACCTACTAATCTATACGGGAACTCTGTGATATCAAATATACAGAAGGCAGAGTAATCCTGTGCGGTTCCTCTAGCTACGTCAACAGTAATAACATACTCGTGTTTATCTTTTCTCTGTTCATATAGATCTAATCCTTTATTCCTTACTATAGGAGTGTCGAATGATAGTGCTTTTAACTTAGCAGGGTTGATAAGAGTATCCTGTGATCCTAAGAATTCGCACTCAAACTCCTGAGTGAACTGTCTTTGAGAAGTATTACGTATAGTCTGTTCCTTCCACTTAGCATCTCTACCAGGAACCTGAGACCAATGTACTTCGTGATTTACATATTCGTTTCTACCTTTGAGGGAGTCCTCCCACATCTTGTAGAACATATTCATCCCGTTAGGGGTGGATATGATAATTACTTTCGATTTCTTACCTGAACTAATCGTCGGATAAACGGAACTAAAAAACTGATCGCATATATGGTTGGGGATAAATGCAAACTCATCAAGGAAGACAATATTGAAAGACATACCACGGACAGCACTGGCACTGGTAGAAGCAGCAATAAGTTTCGATCCATTTTCTAACTCCAGTGATCCTCTGTTCCAAGCAACGATACCTTGTTGCATCCAACGTGGTAAATTCTCATAAGATAATTGGAGACGACTGAGCATTTCCCTAGCCGTCGCAGCTTTGTTTGCAAGAATTGCTACGTTTACATTAGCATTAAACAGTGCGTAATGCAACAGGTAGGTCGTAACGATAGTAGACTTACCAGACTGACGAGGCAATTTTGCTATATTAAATCTGTTCGTATGGAACTTATGCATCATCTCCTTCTGGAAATCATACATCTTAAAGTCCATCAAACCTTCGTCTATATTAACAATCTTCAAATACCTTTCAGTGAAGTAGACAGGATTGTCCCTACACTTAATATACTCGGCAATTTGCTTCTTAGTAAAGTTCTGCTGAGTATTTGCTTTTTTTAAATTGGGGTTACCAAGATATATGTCAGTAGCTGCTCCCATTATCTCCTCACCACAATGTCACCATCACCATCATCTTCCTCATTCAACTCTTTGATCCTATCCTTAAGTGATTTGTTAAGTGGATCTCCAAGGTTATGAAGTTCTGGTGAGTCAAGTTTAAATCTATGATGATCATCTCTGACTTCTTTGAAGTTGACAACCAATAACTCATCACCCTCTTTGACATCTGCCATCTCTGGGTGTCTAAGGGGTTTACGATTTAGATCTTTTTCATTTTGTTCCATAGCTCTATAACCAACAGACATTAATCGAAATGCTTGTATCAATAAGTAGAATGAAAATCCATAGAATAAAATAGGAATCATTCGCTCAATACTTGAGGTACCTCTACGTGCTCTTTCTTGAGAAGACGTTCCTTAGCACGCATCTCTTCTTCCTCTAACATCTCTTCCATCATTCCCCAAGAGTTAGTTGCACAACGTACTTGTGATACACGCTCATTACTTCTTAGAATTTCCATTACTCCTCCAGAGTTCCGTGTTGTCTACGAATTTCACGTAGTGCTTCGAGGTTCATATCCTTTGTACCCCCATCATAAGCGTGGGCGTAACCCTCGTCAATCATCTGTTCATTTAAAGAAACTTCGGAGTCATCAATATATAACCAACCAAGAAGACGACCGTACTTACCAACGCCACCAACAAGCTCAGTACGAACACTAAGTTCGCCGTCCCCGTTAATAGTGCTTTCAAGTTTTTCTTTAAGCCAGTTTGTCGCATCGATACCGAGTGCTTTTTCCTCTAAATTACGAGTCCTTTTCTCAGGCGTATCAACGCCAGCTACCCGAACCCGTTCTTTTTTATATAGGTCAAACCCTAGGTCTATAGTAACATCTATTGTATCTCCGTCCAATACTCTATTAATCTCTGTCACTCGAAAGTTGTAACAACTCTTTCGACTTGGAGGTATCATCGCTCCCATCATTCATCTCCGCATAAGACATACGTAGTATATAGTAGATGTACCAAGATACTATTACGAGCAGTATAGCTACTAATATAATGACTGACCAGACTACCATTAGTCTCTCTGTCTCCAGTCATCAGAACGTTCTTGATGGAACCAATCCACCACCTCTTCTGGTGATCCGAAACCCCTTATGTGTTGAGTTGAGTCGGGGTCTCCTAAATTCAACTCATTCAGAAAAGAATCCGTTGGATCCTGTGCCATCTTTCGTGCAGTATTTAACATACCTCTAGCAGAAGTATTCGATTTAGCAAGTTTCTGAGCCCATATCATATCACCCATACTTACTTCTACTCCAGCAGCAATATCTTTGCATATTGCTGCCATCCTTAATCGATACTGTGTTGATAACATATAGTAATCGGTGTAATTAATTTAATTTATAACACCATAGGTGGTGTCATATATGCTGTTGAAGCTAACTTGATAGCAAATGCTAGAGAGCAGCTCATAAAAGTGAGTCTGCTCATCCACCACATTATCTCGTGCTTGTTTTTTGTTATAGTAGTCATCTTCCCATAGGTATTCCAGAGGACATTGCATTAAAAAGATAATCCAGTGCAGTTTCATTTGTGCACCTATCCAAATAAGAAGGATGCTCCTTAAGAAAAGGAACATCCTCTTTTGCGTGCTCTATAGCCTCGTATGCAGATTCTGCGTATTCGCAGATCTCGAAAGTCTTTTTATCGGTATCGTGATAACCGATGGTGTAGTGTGACATTACGATTTTTCGGGTGTCACTACTAATTATAACAACTACTTATCTCTTGGCGAGTGACCGTGAGCAATTCCTAACTCGTGCATCTTTGCGTGTTCATCAATCTGATCTCTCAGGTCTTTCTTGCCTGGTCCGAAAGTGTTGTATAACCCCACCCCTACTAGAGTTAGAAGGAGTAATCCAAAGAATAAAATGAAACCTTGATCAGGTGTCAAGTTTAAATGGTTGATTAAAGGTGTCTTACACTTAGTCCAAGTACCAGGTAAGTGGTACACAGGAGGACAGGATAAAAAAATCATACTAAGTTCCTTGGCCAATTTTGTCTATGAATATTATAGCAGTATATGGGTGTCCATTGCTAGATGTTGTTATCTCTATAGGACCAGCAGCTGTATCTTCCAGTACACCAGAACCAGCAAGGTTCATTTCTCCACATCCACCAAGGATGATTACAGTGGTACCACCACGTCCTACCTTAACGTGCTTACCTCCATCTTGAGGCATTGAGTAAATAATTTTTGCGATGTCCAATTTAGTTGGAACCTGTGTACGGGTTGCTCTACCCTTACTACCACCAGCACCAAACTCAGGAACACCTGATTCGACCACTACGTCATATGATAAATCCGCAAGATCTATCGTAGTAGCATCTTCGGACGTAATCTTCACGACCGCTTGACGTTGGTTATTTTTGAGAACGACTTTTGACATAGCTAGTCTTTTTGTTTATTTAGATTTAGACGACCATTTTTTCTTGGAGAATGCTCCGTCTTTAACTCCGTAAGATCTCTTTGTATCTTTGGATACCTTTTCCGCAATCGGTGTCATCCGACCTGATTCTTCGAGATCCTTTAGTATCGCTTTAAAGGGACGCATTTCTGAAAATAATCCGCACTTAATCTATTTATGCTATAAATAAATGTAGGGTATGGAACAAAAACTGTGAAAAAGATTTTACTCATATTAGGAATATTTGCACTCGGTGGACAAGCCGCACGTGCAGATATTACATCAAGAATGACATCCAGTGTGCAGCTAACAGTCAATGCGGCTGCAACTCAGATGCAGAGAGTTGGAAACTCTTATAGCATCTCTGGTAATAACGTGGACACAACTGATGGTACGACGGCTAACACGATTAGTGCGGGTGCTATAAGTAGTGGTGTCTATGGTCCTGGAACTATTTCAGTAGTACAGGATGACCCAGGTGAGGCGTTTAGCTTCTCAACTTCATTCATTCAAGGTGATGCAATAGATACAAGTGGACCTAACGTCGGTGATGTTTCGGCATACTCGAACCAATTATCTACTGCTGCTGGAAGTGCGGGATCCCTTGCAGGAACTGTAACTTCGCAAGGTGCCTTGACGGTAACAGCTGGTGGAGCTGGAACTACAGCTACTGGACAG